CACTTCACTTCGATGTCAGGCGGGGGCGTCCACGGCATTTCTTGTTATCCCTTTCCATGATTAGTCGATTGATTGAAGTGCCAGTGGACAACGAAATACCTAACAGCCGACAAATGCGCTGTTTGTAATACCCCTCGTTCAATAGCTTCTCGTACTCTTCCATCAGGCTCTCGTGATCTAGGCCCAGGCCATTGGTTTTCGCGCCAGGCGCAGCTGCAATGGTTCCCTCAATAGTTCGATTGAGAGCCGGATATTTAAGCATGAATTGTGCAGACCTGTCACTCTGTCTAAGTACATCAACTTTACGACCTGCCGCTTCATTGCGTTGGGTTATCTCGTCTATTGCGGTGGCAATATTCGGATACCAGGCGTGTTCAAACACACCGTTCTCAAGCATTGCTCGGTAGATCATGGCCTGTCCTCATATTTGGAAACAGGAGGCACTTCGCCCACCGTCTCAAATTTGTGGGCCGCTTGGCAGGCGGCGTAGACCATTGGAATGATGCCGTTGGCCACCTTCCACTTCACCGAAGTCTGTTTATCGCCAAACTTGACAATAACATTGCCAACCACATTGGGGTCAGCAAAAATTGACAATTCTCTCATGTTTAACCTTTTCATTTAAAAATTGACGTACCCCATATTTTTGCGTTTCAAATTTTGCCAAAACGTGTTTTCAAATTTCAGCATTTTCAAAAACAGCAAAAATCGGTCATTTTTCCCCTGATTTTTACAAGGATTTAAGAAAAAATCCTTTTAAACCAAGGCTTTACAGGTTTCTGAAAGGAGAAAACAGTTTTCTCCAGCTCGTCAATTCTTAGCTCCAAATCAAGGAGCGCCGCCGTCATCTTGCCTTGCGGCGTCTGATCTTGGACCTCCTGAACTCTCTTGGTAATTCTTCCAGAAAAGAAACGGGCATTCTCTGGAAAGCGCGCCAGGTATTCCCTTGCAAGCTCCCCTGGCAACCATGCAGGGGTGCGTCCCCCGCGCTTCTGTACGTCCGTGTTTAACTCCTGAAAGCTTTTCCGAACTGTCTTTGCAATCTGTCCCATAACAACCTTATCTCCTTGGTTAACTGTTTCAGCAATCATTGTTCTAAAAACCTCGACAACGTCGATATTCGACGCCATCCATTTTTTCTGACTTTCATTCACTCAACGTCTCTCCTTTTCGTAATAAAAAACATGCGCGCCAATGCGCGTCGCGCCCGTCATAGACGCGACCCAATAAGGCGCAGGAATTGAATAATGGTGGTAATGCGTAAAGCCTGAGTTTTCGACGTGATAGAACTGCAGCGCGTCTTTGACGCTTTGCTGCGCTGCTTTCCAGGCTTCGGGTTCGTGGACGCGCTCTGGCTTCCCGTCCCAATAAAAAATATATTGGTGTTTTTGTCTCACAACCTCGCAGGCCGTGTTAGGCCATCTGCTATGGTGCAGGCGGTTTAGGGCTGTATAAACCACATTTCTCTGAGCCTGGGCGTCCTCGCTGCGGGCTTCAAAGCAGACTAATTGTGTCAAGCAGTAGAGGGCGGCGGCTTCAAGGATCATCGCCGCCCTCCAGGGACTTCGCGTCCATGATAACGCCAAAGCCAGCATCAACGAGCATCTCGCAGACCTTGGTCATATACCATTTAGGCGAATGACCCTCTGGCACTTTCCACACCTTGCCGCAATCGCTGACAACGATAGGAACGCCTGTCGCGTCGTCTCTGTCAACGCGCAGGCGCTTTGTCGTGTTGTTAGGTTTCATGGCTTCTAGCGCGTCAAAGTTGCGCCAGTTCTTTGTTAGCCGCTCGCATGTTTACGATTGCAACAACGGCTTGGATGCGCGGCCTGTCCTCAAATAATGACCAAATGCGCTTCGGATATTTGCGGGCATCGCGGCGCTCTATGCGCTCGCAATGCGGAGGAATGGCGCGCTTGGTTATGAAACGCCCGGAGCCATTAACCCATTCAGAAACGGGGACCAAGCCGCCCCGCTTGTGCAAATCGGATAAGCTTTCGCGTTGAACCTTGTTCATTGGATCGTTTCCCCTTTCATCACATTTTTACAACGCTCACAGTCTACGCCCTGCGATCCTTCTGTTATTTCGCAGGCGTAAATTTGATATTCAGGCCATCCGGTGTGGGTGGACTTTGTGCTAAACGGAACCCCACAAAGTGTCATCTCGTCACCCCACCCCCAATCACAAAAAACATGACGCTTGCTGTAAAAGCTGCGCTTTGAATTTTGCGCACTTCGCATCCACGAAGCGGATTTTAGGTTTGTAGCCATCAAATCAATTTCCCTTTAGCGCAATTATGCTTTGGTTAATCTCTGGCGCTAACGACATTAGCGCGAGACATCCTGCAAAGAACGCCAAGATGGTTAAGAACTCAGCGACAATTATTAAAGGGTTGCGTTTCATTGTGTGGCTTCCGCATAGCGTGGGAATGTTATTCCGTCAAAATAATCGACAGTCTCACCACTTGGCAGTGTCACAAACCAATCATAGTCTTTTTGGAATACGCTGAACCCCAGGGCAAATTGTCGAGCTGCTTGGTTCATTTTGCGCTTGGTTGTTACAGTTTCCCAGCCGCCGCTGTTTAGCGTGACAACGTCATCAAACCAACAAACAATCTCCGTGTTTATATATGTGACGCCGCCCTTGTTGCCGTCATCGTGCCAGGTTGTCCGGTAATTGCTAAGTCTATTACTTGCCATCTTTCTTCCCCTTTATTCAGTTGTCAGCTTCAATTAAATCACGAACCATATCGCATAACCTATCCGCTACTTGTAGGTCAGATATGCGAGTGTAAATCGGGTTTAATTTGGAGATCTCCATGGCAAGCTTGCAAAGCTTTTTCATAGTCTCGCAATAAGATTCTTCCTGGACCTCTCCATAATCATCAGTGACGCGTAATTTTAGGCCGGTTAAGTGCTTTCGATCTAATTTAAGTTTCCCCTCTTTAATGTAGTAGGGAGCTAAATAGTCTTCTGGAGAAAGCGATAGGCAAGAGACATTCGCAACATCTTGCGAAAATTCCCGCAATCTCCTGAAATCAGATAAATGCAGATCTCCTCGACAATGCTCTATGGCAGAAGATAAGTAGTACATTTCCTCAGTCCAACGCGAAAAAATCTCAGAGGGTTTCTTCCAGATGACCTCTATTTCGACCTCTCGACCGCCGTGCTTGTATTTAACCTCGGCTGGTATTTTCTCTTGGATTGCTTTCTTAACCATCTTTCTTCCCCTTTAAAGAGCGCGATATTCGCGCGTTACACAAAAACAAAGGCACAGGCGACCAAACTTGAAAAACCGCAAGCCGCCTACTTTGCGCGTTGATATGTTAAACACCCCGGCCATTGCCTTACCTCGCAACTTTCATCGCAAGGCATTGCTGCAGGGCTGCAAGCTCCGCATTTGTTAACAGCATTCCAGAGAAGGGATGCTTTACCCAGTAAGCCGCAACTTTATGTGCGTTGGCTGGTGTGGGCTTCTTGATATATTTTGCGATTAACTTTTGCATTTGCTCTCTCTCCTTTGCTTGTACCCTCTTATATCATGACGCCCAGTGCATTGGTCAAGTGTTTTTTTAACAATATGCAAATTATTTTTTTCGTACCCTTTTCTATTGTAATAAGCGCACTGGGCGCATATATAAGAAGTAAGCAACCAAGGGAAAAACAATGAACATTACAATTCTGCAGCGCGGAAAAAGCCACCGGCTGCGCATCGAAACGCAAAGGGACGGCAAGCGCTGCTTTACCTATGAAACGTATCGCAGCCAGGATGCAGCCGCAGCACGCAAGGCGGAGCTGCAAAGCGCGCAAGCCCAGGCTCCACTAAACCTTACAAGTGACACTGTCGCGGAGTATTTCGGGCAGTGGATCAATGAGCGCGTCGCCCTGGGTAAAATAGCAGAGACAACGGCGGCATCTTATCGCTTGGCGCTAACGCCCTTTATTGAGGACCACGGCGGCGCAAAGCTGCAAAGCGTCACGGCGCGCGTTATTCAGGATCACTACTTGCTGCGACTTAAAACCGTTGCACCGTCCACAGTGCGTCATTTGCATAGCGTTCTGAAAACTATATTCGCAAGCGCGCTCAAAGCCGGGGCCATTGCCCGTGACCCGATGGGTTGCGTGGAGCCGCCAAAGGTCAGAGGGGGCAAAAGTCTCGCACTATCCGAAGCGCAGCTTTCTGCATGCCTGCAGGCTGTTAAGGGGACAAAGTATGGGCCGCTTGTCCGTTTTGCCCTGGCGACTGGCTTCAGGCGTGGCGAAATCGCGGGGCTGCGCTGGAAAGACGTGGACCTTCACGCTAAAACGGCAACAGTCAAGGTTGTCAGGACACTTGTTGGAGGGCAAAAGGAGATCCAAAAGGAGCCCAAAACGCCAGAAAGCCGACGCACAGTGAGCCTGCCCGCAAGCATTGTCGCAGAATTGCGCAGCATTGAGGGCGCGCCATGTGATCGCGTTTTCGGTGAAGTATCGCTGCATGGTATGTCGGCAATGGCTAAAAGGCTCGGGAAAAACATAGGCGTGGATGGGCTAACCTTCCACAGTTTCAGGCATACGCACGCGACGCACTTGTTGCGAGCAAAGGCACCCACAAAAGCGGTCAGTCGACGGCTGGGCCATGCTGACGTAAAAATAACGCTGGCAATATATCAGCACTGCTTGGACGACGATGACCACAACTTAGCAGGGCTAACAAACGACCTTTTAACTGCAGCCTGAACCATGATAATGACAAGCAGCCTGGGCAAAACCGGACAAAAACCGGACAAAAAAACAGCCAAGCGGGACAATTTCACCCCTTTTGCCCGGCTTGCTGGACAATTAGCGGGACAATGCGGGACAAAAACCGGACAAAAGCCGGACAGAAACCGGACAACCCGGACAAAACAGCCGGACAAACCGGACACACCCCTATAAGGGGTGTCCGTGTCCGGTGTGTCCCGTCCCGTTTTCGTTGTCCCAGGAACTTTTAACAAAGGAGCAAAAAGCAGTGGACGGATTAGACGCGCTACTTCATCCGAACGGGGCACCGATAGATGCGGCGCTGGGAACGGTCGACGAGGTCGCCCATGCAATGGAACGCAAATGGGGGATAGGACGCCTTGAGCGATTAGTGGAGCCTGACCTTGCGGCGAAGTTTGTCAGCGCCAGAGAAAAGCTAAACAAGGCCATAATGACAAATGACGTTGCGCAAGTGGTCAAGCGGGCGGAGATAATGCGGCGCGGTTGGGTGGCTCTGGACGCGGCTGCGGAGGCCGCTGGAGCGCATGAGCTGCCAGAGGGGGTCTGGGTCGTCGAGTTTAAAGGTCAGCGTTATACGGTCGTCTTTGAGGGCGTAGACCTGAACGCTGTAGCCAATAGAGCGCCAGACGCGGCAAAGGTTGTCACGATCACGGAATTATTGATGGCGTGGACAAGTTTTGCGGGCCTGGATATGGTGGAGCAAGCAAAACTGATTTACGGGGGCGCTGAAGTCGTGGGTATAACGGACAAGGGTTCCGCAAGCCTGAACGACGACGTGCCATTTTAAGGGGACGGGTTGTGGCTATAGTTAAGCACGAAAAAACCCCAGAGCTGACAGAGGAAATCCTTTCGCAAATGGTGGAGGGAAAAAGTCTCACCGCAATTTGTAAGCAAAAAGGAATGCCAAGCGTCGGGACTGTTTATCGCTGGATGGCGGAGGACGAGGGGTTGGCGGAGGGCTACGCACGCGCGAGCCAGGCCCGCGCTCGAAGCTACGCGGAACGCATGGAAGACGTTGTAAATCAAGCACTTAACGGCGAAATACGCTCAGACGCGGCCAGGGTCGCCATAGACGCATACAAGTTTATTACAACTAGGTTAATGCCTACGCTGTACGCTGACCGCCAGCAAGTCGACGTGAATGTGCAGCACACGCACGCTGTCCACCTGGACGCTCTGAAGCGGCTCACAGATAGGGCTTCGGGTACAAATGCCGGGTACATCGACGCAGAGTATCAAGAAGTTTCTAACGAAAACAATGGCTTAGAGAAAAGCGACACAATAGACGGTATATTGAGCCGCTCAGGTCAGGAGCCTGAAACCTCAGGAAAACCGGGACTTTTGGACCCAAAAGCCAGCCAGACCCCCCGGGGGGTCGACCACCCGGCGGGGGCGGCGACGATAGCGACCCCCGCTCCCGCTACACAGCACTCCGAGAAAAAGCCCCCCGCACCCAAGCCCCCCACCCCCCGCACGGCGAAACGGCGTAAGGCGTCCACGAAATGAGCAAAGCAGCGGAAGAGTTAGCGCGCACCTTTGACGAGTTCCTGGCGGCGTATCGTGGGAAGCCGGTGGAGTTTGTGCGCGAGGTGCTAGGCCAGGAGCCCCTGGGGTGGCAGCAGGATTTCCTGAAGGCGGTGGCCTCGGGAAAGCGTCGCATTAGCGTGCGAGCCGGGCATGGTGTGGGCAAGTCGACGGCCTGCGCCTGGGCTACCGTGTGGTTTTTAACGACGCGCTTTCCCCAGAAGACCGTGATGACGGCCCCCACGGCGGGTCAGCTGTTCGATGCGCTGTATAGCGAATTGAAGGCGCAGATTAACCGTTTGCCGCCGGTGCTGCGCGACAGCTTTGACGTGTTTGCTGACCGCGTGGTGTTTAAGGCGGCCCCGGAAAGCAGCTTCTGCAGTGCGAGGACCAGCAGCAGCGAGCGCCCGGAGGCGTTGGCGGGCATCCATAGCGAGAACGTGCTGCTGATTTGCGATGAGGCGTCGGCTATTCCTGAGAGCGTGTATGAGGCGGCGGCGGGCAGCATGTCTGGCCACAGCGCCTGCACGATCCTGATTGGGAACCCGACGCGGAACAGCGGCCTGTTTTACAAGACCCACCATGAGCTGGCGAATGACTGGTACACGCTGCATGTTAGCTGTTTGCAGAACCCGCTGGTGAGCCAGGACTTCGTGAACCAGATCCGGGCGACGTATGGCGATGGCAGCAATGCGTGGCGTATTCGGGTTCTGGGTGAGTTTGCGATTGCTGATGACGATACGCTGATTGCTGCGGAGCTGGTGGATGCGGCGTTAGTGAGGGACGTGCAGCCAGCGCCTATGGACCCCCTGGTGTACGGGTTGGACGTGGCGCGGTTTGGCACTGACAGGACGGCATTGTGCAAGAGGAAGGGCAATGTTGTGCTGGACGTGAAGTCCTGGGGCGGCTTGGACACGATGCAGATTGTGGGTGCCATTGCCCATGAAGCGAAAATCGATAACCCTGAGGAGATTTGCGTGGACACGATTGGCCTGGGCAGTGGGTGTGCTGACAGGTTGCGGGAATTGGGGTTCAATGTGCGCGATGTGAATGTGGCGGAAAGCAGTGCCATGA